GGTCAAGAGTTTGATGCTAAATTACAGCAAGATGACGACCACGCTAAGCTTAGAGCGTCTATTTCACTTGCAAAAGACGGTATAAAACAGATGAAAGCGACGGTTGTAGATGAATAATCCACTAGAACTTTTATTAAGAAAACAAAAAATGGCTCAAGGTGGCCGTATAGGTTTCTTTGGTGGTGGCGGAGCTGACATGGGTGATCCAGACAGAGCGGGAGAAAGAGAAGCTAGAGGCTACGGGGCAGAAGGTAGTGGTAGTGGTGGTTATAATAACAATTCAGGTAATACCAGTAATAATGGTGGTGGTTCACACGGAGGAAATGATCCACAGTCAATAAGTGCTCAACAAATGATGAGTGCTGAACCTGATGACTACGGAGGCTTTAACCCAAATATTGGTGGTGGCGGACCAAATCAACAACCTGCACCTACACTTAATTTTAATATTCATGAGGATCAGACAATAACTCCCACAGTTGATGTTACTCCCGAGGTAAAAGAAGAAAGTTTTTTAGATAAAATTTTTGGAAGTATGTTTACAAAAAAGACAGCAAAACAAAACTTTGTAGATAAAGTTAGTCAGAATCCTAGACTATCAAAGTTTGTTAAAGACACATACGGCATAACAAGTCTTGATGACATAACCGAGGCACAAGTAAATGAAATAAATGATCTTAACAATCTGTCTTTTAATGAAATACAAGACTATGTTTCAAAACTTACAGGGCAGGCTATAGATGACCCACTTGGTACAGGATATAATGCACTTACAGGATCTGTACTTGGAGTTCAAGGGATAGGCACTCTCGGAATGATGAATGCTTTGGCCAATATTGCTATGGATAAACCTTCTTACGCTATGAACCCAAAAAATTATTCGTTTACTGGTCCTATGGTAGATGCAGAAGGTAACCTAGTGTCACAAGATTTTAGTTACACTGGTCCTATGTCAACTAACCCTGCTGTAAATCAACAAATAGCAGATATACAAAGCATAAGCGGTGTAACAGGTTTAACTGAATCTCAAATGGCGCAAGCTGCTGCTCAAGCAATGACTGAGGCTGAAACAGGTGGTAAGTTCAGTATGGGAGGAGGAAATAAAGACGATGGTGTGTTGAATCAACAACAAAACACAGAGCAACAAACCATACAAAATTACATGGACGGATTAACACAAAGCGAATTAGATAGGTATAATCAGTTAATAGAACAAGGATATAACGACGAATATGCTAGAGCTTATCTAGGAATGCTGTGAAAAAAGAAAAGAAAATCAGCAAAGTAATGCGTGAATACAAAGCTGGAAAACTTAAGTCTGGTAAATCAAATAAAAAAGTGGTAAATAAAAAGCAAGCCATCGCTATCGCATTAAGCGAAGCAGGCGTAAAAAAGAAGAGGAGACGTAAATGATCGAATCAATAAAAGAAAAAATTATGCACTACTGGACAGACCACAAGTGGGTCACTATTGCAGTCGGTGTAGTAGTTGTAGTTCTAATACTAAAAATCATCACATAATCATATGATACTTGACGTAGTCAAACTAGCAATCGGCGCTGGCACACATATAATGAAAAACAGACAGCAGCGTAAAATGCTCGAGTCAGATGCAGCAATGTTGCATGCACAGAAAATGGCAAGTGGCGAAGTCGAGTATCAAGCAGCTGTAAGACAGTCAAATGACAAAGGATGGAAAGACGAATTTGTCCTTATCCTCGTAAGTGCCCCAGTGATTTTATTGATATGGAGTGTCTTTAGTGATGATCCACAGATACAAGAGAAATTGCACATGTTCTTTGAACAGTTTAATAATCTCCCTTTCTGGTACCAGACGCTGTTTGTCGGCGTGGTCGCATCGATATACGGACTCAAGGGCGTAGATATATTTAAGAAAAAGTAATTTGACTTAATCATACATTGGGGGGAAAAATGGGGGATAACAATCCTAAGAACCCGCTTGACGAGTTCTGGGAGCAACTAGGAGATAAAAAGAAAAAATATGTCAGAAGCTACAGATCCGATAAACGTAATATACAAAATGCAGAGGGAGATGAAAAATCAACTGGAGACACTAGTTCAAACTCTAGCAAACGGGGGAGTTGACAGTATGGAAGAATACAAATATATAATAGGTAAGATCCATGGGATCGATAACTTAAATCAGGAACTCTCTAACCTGCTAGAACCAAAGGAGCCAGACAAAGATGACCCAAACAATGTCACACGCATTAGAAGCTAAATACGAAAAACAAGATAAAGAAGCTACAGAAAAACCTAGCCAAACAAATTTAGACAAACTACCCGACCCTACCGGTTGGCGTATACTTGTTATGCCTTTTCAAGTTAAAGAAGAAACAAAGGGTGGAATTATTATTGCACAAGAAACATTAGATAGAGCACGAGCAGCGGTACAGGTTGGTTATGTTCTAAAAAAAGGTCCCTTATGTTATGCGGACAAAGAGAGATATCCTACAGGAGCTTGGTGCGAGGAAAAAGATTGGGTGATATTTGCAAGATATGCAGGATCACGCATGGAAATAGATGGTGGAGAAATAAGAATGTTAAACGATGATGAGATACTTGGGACAATAGGGGATCCTAAAGATTTGATTCACGCAATGTAATCATAGGAGGATTATACTATGCAAGAAGATAAAATAGACGTAGGTGAAGATTTAGAACAAGCAACAGAAATTGATCTTGATGCTGCACCGCAAGAAGAACAGCCAGAGGAAAAACCAGAAATAGAAATTTCTGAAGCTCCTGGCATAACAGACACAGAAACAGTAAAGACAGAACAAAAAGAAGAGATGTCTGAGTATTCTGAAGGCGTAAAAAAGAGAATAGCAAAACTTACGCATAAAATGCGAGAGGCCGAAAGACAAAAAGAAGAAGCCATTGAGTACGCTAAAAACCAAAAAACTAATGCTGATAAATATCGAAAAAGATATGAAGCTTTAGATGGTGACTACACAAAAGAGTTTGAAAAAAGAGTTACCTCTGGAACTGAAGCTATAAAAACTAAACTTGCTCAAGCCATTGCAGCGGGTGATGTAGAAGCTCAAGTTCAAGCACAATCTGAGTTAGCACAGTTATCAATGGATGCTAGTAGACTAGCTAGAATTAAAGAAATTGATAATAAAGTTGTTACAACAGCTCCAGAAGAACCAGCATCTCCACCCCAACCACAAAGGCAACCTGATCCTAAAGCTGACGCTTGGGCTCAAAAAAACCCTTGGTTTGGCACGGATAATGCTATGACTTACACGGCTTTTGACATTCATAAACAACTTGTAGAACAAGAAGGATTTGACGGAAACTCTGACGATTATTATGCAGAAGTTGATAAGCGAATAAGACTTGAATTCCCACACAAATTCGGTAATAATGAGTCAACTACAGCTGAACCAGTTCAGACTGTCGCTAGTGCCAATCGTCCGGCCGCAAAAGGACGCAGAAAAACTGTGAAGCTCACACCATCACAGGTAGCTATTTCTAAACGATTAGGTGTGCCGCTAGAAGAATATGCGAAACAATTAGCCGCGAAGGAGGTATAAGCATATGGATAATACAACAAACAATAAAAAAACTTCCCGCGCGAGTCAAACTCGGGCTAAAACTGAAAAGCCTAAAGTATGGACTCCACCATCAGCATTAGATGCACCGCCTGCACCCGACGGATATAGGCACAGATGGATTAGAACCGAAAGTATGGGGAACGATGATTCCAAAAATATTACCGGTAAAACTCGATCTGGTTGGGAATTTGTCAGAGCTGACGAATATCCTAACGAAGACTACCCGTCAGTAGATTCAGGAAAGTATTCAGGTGTAATAGGAGTTGGTGGCCTTGTGCTGGCAAGGATACCCGAAGAGCTCGCAAAGCAAAGAGAGGCATATTATAATCAAATGACTGCCGATCGTAATGAAGCTTTAGATAACGATGTCTTGAAGGAACAGCACCCAAGTATGCCGATCAATCAAGATCGACAGACTCGTGTAACTTTTGGTGGTACAAAGAAATAGCATTTTGATATTTCGACCACTGATATAAACAACCTTTAAGGAGGACAAACATATGGCAAATATAGACGCCGCATTTGGTTTGAACCCAGTTGGAAGTATCAGCGGAGGAGCTAACCAAAAACTCAATGAGTACAAAATTGCATCTAACGAAGCTAATGCAATTTTCCAGGGCGACATGGTACAGCCAGACTCTGGCAATATCCAGCAAGCTGGAACAGGTACGACAAACATTGGTGTTTTTTGGGGTTGTAAATTCGACGACGCAACAACTAACAAACCAACTTTTAAAAACAACTCTGCAGCAAGCGGAAACGGCGCTGTAGCAGACGCATTTGTATATGATGATCCACACCAAGTATTTGAAATACAGGGTGATGGCGCATCTGCACAAACTGACGTTATGCAAACAGCAGACGTAGTCGTGGGCACAGGGTCAACAGTAACGGGTGTAAGTGCAATGGAACTTGATTCTACTGACATTGGTACTGGTGCTAACTTAGTGATTATCGGTTTTTCTGGAAAAACTGGTAGATCAGAAGTTGGATCAGCTAATGCAGTGTACAAAGTTCTAATTAACGAACACTTCTACGCATAATAGCAGGAGGACATAAAAAATGGCTATATCAAGACAACAACTAGCAAAAGAGCTAGAGCCAGGTCTGAATGCATTATTCGGACTTGAGTACAAAAACTACGAAAACCAACACGCAGAAATCTATGACACAGAAAACAGTGACAGAGCTTTTGAAGAAGAAGTAATGTTATCTGGTTTCGACAAAGCGAATGTTAAGTCAGAAGGTTCAGCTGTTGCTTACGATAACGCGCAAGAGACTTTCACTGCAAGATATCAACACGAGACAATTGCTCTCGCGTTCGCAATCACTGAAGAAGCGATTGAAGATAACTTGTACGACAAAATCTCTACTCGTTACACGAAAGCACTAGCAAGATCTATGGCTCAAACTAAGCAAGTTAAAGCTGTGTCAATTCTTGACAACGCGTTCACATCAGCTACTGGCGGTGACGGTAAAGCACTTTGTGCAACTGACCACCCAACAATAGCTGGAACTTTCTCTAACGAGTTAGCTACACCAGCTGACCTTAGTGAAACTTCATTAGAGCAAGCAGTAATTGACATTGCTAAAATGACTGATGAGCGTGGCTTGAAAATTGCAGCGAAAGGGCAGAAACTAATTATTCACTCTTCGCAACAATTCATAGCTGAAAGAATCATGAAATCTGCTAATCGAGTTGGAACAGCTGACAATGACATCAATGCATTAGCATCTAAAGGAATGATCCCACAAGGATACGTGGTAAACAACTTCCTAGCTGATGATGACGCATTCTTCATTAAGACTGATGTTCCTAACGGAATGAAGCACATGGTTCGTGCACCGATCAAAACTGCCATGGAAGGTGATTTTGAGACTGGTAACGTTAGATATAAAGCTAGGGAAAGATACAGCTTCGGCTTCTCTGATCCTAGAGGTATCTTCGGATCTCCAGGTGCATAATCGTTAAGGTTATAAACCAATTTAGAGGGGCGCTTCGGCGCCCCTTTTTATTTGCAATCACTAAATTAAAAGCGTATATTCAAAGAAACACAGACTTGACCAGACGGCCTCGCGACTGTGTTAATAAATAGGAGGAATATAAAATGGGTACAACTACTTTTTCAGGACCGGTCAGATCAGAGAACGGTTTCGAAGACATAACAAAAAACGCAAGCACTGGTGCTATAACTAGTAATGCTGCTTACGGCAAAGCTATCAGAGGTGGAGTTCAATCTTTATCTGGTGCTGGTGCAGTTGATCTAACTAACTTGGTAACAGAGTTAACTACTACTGGAGCTAATGCATTAACTTTGGCTGATGGTACAACTTCAGGACAAATGAAAATCGTTAACATGATTGTTGATGGTGGAGATGGAACTTTAACTCCAACTTCATTTGCAAATGGAACTACAATCACTTTCGATGCAGTAGCTGAATCAGTTACTTTAGTTTGGAACAGCACTATTGGCTGGGTCGCTACTTCAGTAAACGGCGCAACAGTAGCTTAATACAAAATTAAATGCGGGGCTTCGGCCCCGCTAATTTAGGAGGA